GAGACTTTTTGGATTTTCTATTGATGATTCCTCAAAAAAGGCAGATTCAGTAATATCACCCGTCCCCAAAAATAATGAGGACGGTGTTGATTATTTTGTACAATCTGGTTTTTATGGATCCTATGTTGATATAGAAGGTAGATATCGAACTGAATATGATCTAATTAAGAGATATCGTGAGATGTCATTACATCCCGAAGCTGATGCTGCGATTGAAGATGTTGTTAATGAAGCTTTAGTTAGTGATCTATATGATTCACCTATCGAAATTGAATTATCAAATGTCAATGCAAGTGATAAAGTAAAAGATGCTATAAGAAGCGAATTTAAATCCATTAAAGAGATGATGGATTTTGATAAAAAATCTCATGAAATTTTTAGAAATTGGTATGTTGATGGTAGATTATATTACTTAAAAGTAATTGATGTTAAAAATCCACAAGATGGTATTCAAGAGATCAGATATATTGATCCGATGAAAATGAAGTATATTAGACAGCAGAAAAAAGATAAGAAAAATAGAGTTAAAGATGTCAATATTTCAAACGCATTTGAGGTAGATCCTAAAAAAGATGTCTATCCAGATATAGAAGAGTATTATGTATACACTCCAAAACCAAGTTATCCAACAGGAGTTTATTCACCTGGTGGTAGTGGAGCTTCAAAAACACAAATTAAAATTGCGAAAGATTCAATCACATATGTAACATCTGGACTATTTGATCGTAATAAAGGATCTTGTTTATCATATTTACATAAGGCAATTAAGGCACTTAATCAATTAAGAATGATTGAAGATAGTCTTGTAATTTATAGATTATCAAGAGCTCCAGAAAGAAGAATATTTTATATTGATGTTGGTAATCTTCCTAAAGTAAAAGCGGAACAATATCTTCGTGATGTTATGATGCGTTATCGAAACAAATTAGTTTATGATGCATCTACTGGTGAAATTCGTGACGATAGAAAACATATGAGTATGATGGAAGATTTTTGGCTACCAAGAAGAGAGGGTGGTAGAGGAACTGAAATTACAACTTTACCTGGTGGGCAAAACTTAGGTGAACTTACAGATATCGAATATTTTCAGAAAAAATTATATCGAGCACTCGGTGTTCCTGAGTCTAGAATCGCAAGTGATGGTGGATTTAATTTAGGAAGATCTTCTGAGATATTAAGAGATGAATTAAAGTTTGCTAAATTTGTTGGTCGTTTGAGAAAAAGATTCGCAAATTTATTCTCAGATATGTTGAAGACACAGTTAATATTAAAGAACATTATTACACCAGAAGATTGGAATTCAATCAATGATCATATACAGTATGATTTCTTATATGATAATCAATTTGCCGAGTTAAAAGAATCAGAATTATTAAATGAAAGATTAGGAACTCTGGCAACTATTGAACCTTATATTGGTAAGTACTATTCTAATCATTATGTAAGAACAAAAGTTCTTCGTCAAACTGAAACTGAAATTGAAGAAATAGACAGTGAAATTGATAAAGAAATTAAAGACGGAGTTATCCCTGATCCAAATGCTGTTGATCCAATTACTGGAGAACCCTTACCATCTGAAGGTGAAACTGGAATGATGGGAGATGTTCCAGTAGAACCCGAAATAGATGGTGGTCTTACTGATGCACAAGTACAAAAAGATACCAAAAAAGCTGAGATATAAATAATTCATAATAAAAAAGTGTAAAATTCATGGAAAGCATTGTCGATTTGATAGCAACTGATTCATCATCATCTCAAGTATCTGATGATATTAAAGATGCTTTATATACAAAAGCTGCTGAAAGGGTAGAGGGTCTCCGTCCTAATGTAGCAGATTCTATATTTGCAGAACCAGAAGAAGAATCAGCACAAGAACCCCAAGAGGAGGAATAATGAGACTTTTACTTAAAGGTGCTGAAGCAGCTTTGCCAAATGCAGTTGGATCAGCAACTAGTTTATCTAATGCCAGAGTGGTTCGTGTTGTAAATACAGCAACTGGTGCAGATCATTTAGTTACTATTCAAGATACAGCAGGTGGAACAACTTTAGGTAGTTTTACAGTGATGAGATCATCTAGTGAAATATTTGAAAAAGAACCAACCGATGTTATTTTTGCTGCAAACACTGCTGTTAAGGCAGCCGCTGTAGGATTTACCAATTAAGAAAAATGAAATTAATTACAGAAGAAGTTCAAAAAGTTAAATTCGTAACTGAAGGTAAAGGATCTAATAAGAAACTTTATATTGAAGGTGTTTTCTTACAAGGAAATATCAAGAATAGAAATGGTAGAATGTATCCTGTCGAAACTCTTGAAAGAGAAGTTGGTAGATACAATGAATCTTTTATTCAAAAAGGAAGAGCACTGGGTGAACTTGGTCATCCCGAAGGTCCTACAGTTAACTTAGATCGTGTATCACATAAAATTACTTCTCTTACAAGAGAGGGAAATAATTTTAGAGGTAAGGCACAATTACTCAATACTCCAATGGGTAAAATAGCATCTTCACTTTTAGATGAAGGTGTTATGTTAGGTGTTTCTTCTCGTGGTGTTGGATCTTTAAGAACAACTAATGAAGGGTACAAAGTTGTGGGTGAAGATTTCATGTTAGCAACTGCTGCTGATATCGTTGCTGATCCTTCAGCACCTGATGCATTTGTGTCTGGAATTATGGAAGGAAAAGAGTGGGTTTGGGAAGGTGGAATCCTTCGTGAACAACTCGCAAAACAAACTGAGAAACGAATAAACACACTCGTAGATCAAAAAAGACTCGAAGAACATAAATTAAATCTTTTTAACGATTTTTTATCAAATCTTTAAGTTCTATAAATAAATACAGATTAAATTAAATCTTATAAAAAAAATGTCCGTTGGTAACAATTTACAAGAAATGGAAAACGTAGTAACCAAAGGTGCTGCCAAAGCTGATCCAATGCCGAAGTTAACCACAGGTGGAACTCCCGCATCATATGAAGACTTAGGTGGTCCTACCCCTCAAAATTCAAAACCTGATGATGATTCAAACAAGTTAAAAACACCTGGCACTTCACTTAAACAAGTAAAAGATGTTGTTAACAAAGGTGCGAAATCCGCAGATCCAATGCCAGCGGGCATGAAGGAAGAGGAAGAAGTTGAAGGCGAAGTTGTCGCTGAAACTGAAGTCTCTCAAGACGAAGTAGTTTCTGAAGAAGATGCAGTTGCTGAACATCATACAACAGATGAAGATGGCAATGTAATCGAACATGAGGAAGAAGAAGTAGTAGCTGAGTCTGAGCAAGAAGAAGAGGAATTAATTGATGTCGAACAAGATATTCAAGCACTTTTAGAAGGTGAGGAACTTTCTGAAGAATTCCAAAATAAAGCTAGGACAATTTTTGAAGCTGCTATTAGATCAAAACTTTCAGAAATTAAGGAGCAAGTCGCAGTTTCTTATGAAGAGAAACTTGTAGAAGAAGTTGCTTCTATCAAAGAGGAATTAGAAGATCGTGTTGATTCTTATCTTGAATACGTCGCAGACGAATGGCTTCAAGAAAATCAAATTGCTATCGAGCATGGTCTTAAATCAGAAATGACTGAATCATTCCTCGAAGGAATGAGAGGTCTATTTGAAGAACATTATGTAACTATCCCTGAAGAAAAATATGATGTCATCGAGAGCATGGTAGATAAACTTGATGAAATGGAAGATAAACTCAACGAGCAAATAGAAAAAAATGTTGCTCTTAACAGGAGACTATCAGAATCAACTGCAGATGTAATTTTTGCAGATGTAACCGAAGGACTTGCCCAAACACAAAGGGACAAGCTTGCAAGTCTTATAGAAAATGTTGAGTTTGAAAGTGAAGAATCCTATCGTGAGAAAATATCAACATTAAGGAAGTCATACTTCCCAGATAATGCTGGTGTTCAAAGAGACAATTCAGAGAATTTAACTGAAGGTAATCAAGCAGAAGTTTCTGCATCGGTTTCCAGTACAATGGAAGCATATCTTAAGACTCTCGGAAGAGTTTCTAAAAAATGATTTTTATATCATAAATTCAAACTTAATCTTTTAAAGAGGTAAATTCATGCAAGCCCCTATTAATCAGGAGGCTCTACAGGAGAAATGGGCACCTCTACTTGATGCAGACGGTCAATCAAAAATTACCGATCCTCATCGTAGAATGGTAACAGCAGTTCTTCTAGAGAACCAAGAACAAGCACTTCGTGAAGAAAAAGAATTCTTATACGAACAACCAACAAACAGCACAACTTCAAGTGGAACAGTAGCAGGTTTCTCTGCATCCGCAACTGGTGCTATGCAAGGTTTCGACCCTGTACTTATCAGTTTAATTCGTCGTTCAATGCCTAACTTAGTGGCATACGATCTTGCTGGTGTACAACCAATGAATGGTCCAACTGGACTTATTTTCGCAATGAGATCTCGCTTCACTAATAACACTGGTACAGAAGCGTTCTTCAATGAAGCAGACACAACATTCTCAGCAGGCGACACAAACGCTACTGTTGGAGAATTGGGATCTGGATATGCTGGAAACATCGGATCTGGTACTACTACTGGTCCTAACGTTGGTTTCGGTACAATCACACAAGCAGGTGATAACCCCGCAGCACTTCTACCTGGTGCTACTGCTGACAACGCTGAAACATACAACGTTGGACAAGGTAGAGATACAGAAGATGCTGAAGCACTTGGCGAAACAAACCAGGTCTTCAACGAGATGGCATTCTCAATCGAGAAAGTCACCGTTACAGCGAAATCCAGAGCACTAAAGGCAGAGTACAGTTTAGAACTAGCTCAAGACCTTAAGGCAATCCACGGATTGA